CTGGTGAGTACCATGCGTCTGCGATTAAGTCAGTTCTCGCTGATAGACCTGCAATGTCACCGTTTAATGGCACAAATCTGTATGTGTCATTATATCTGTCGTACATATATTTGTATCCACTGTCGAATACAACATATGAAGAAGAACGGATACCATTGAAGAATCCTACAACATTAGTTGTTTGTGCAGCTCCTGTGTTAACACCAACTACATCTGTTCTTTCAGGAGATGCAAATACTACAGCATCTTTTCTGTTTTCTGCGATTGTAATTAGATTGTCAACATGTGTTGCGTCACATTTACCAGCAATGATTAGACCAACATCTACAGTTTCAGCATCTTCAAACTTTTCGTATGAAGTTAACTTTTGTGCTGTAGTTGCAGCCGAACCATCTGAACCTGCTTGAAGTGAAATATTACTTACTGCTGTTACATTCGTAAATGATGTAGTAGCAGGTTGACCCCAGTTAGTACCAGATGTATTGTGGTCCATCCAGTAAATGTAATTCGATTTGTTTTGAATTACTGTAGGGTAGTAATTTGTGTCACCTTGTGAGCCTTTAGCGTCTGAAGCTTTTGATAAAGCAGCAAACACTTCTAAAACCTCACCTTTAGTTCCTGTAATTGCACCATCTTCGTCAACTACAACAATGTGAAGTTCGTCATTTGAACCACCTTGTTGAGTAACATATGGTGAAGTACCTGGAGCTTTATTTACTAAGTCATAGAATTCCCAATATCTAGTTACTGTAGCACCGTTTGTTAGGGCTGCAAATAAACCAGAGGAATCTGAAGCAGTAAAGTATTCAGGTTCGTCTTTTCTTTTGATTGTAATATCGTTTGTTGATTTCGATAATACTTTATAGTTATAATTGTCACCAAAGTTGATAATGTCACCAACATTAATTGATGTGCCATCATCTACTGTAACCACTGTGTCGCCAACAGCCGTAGCTGCGTCATTAACCGTAATGCCCGCTGAAGAATAAACTGAAGATGAAGGACATGTAGAAATTTTTAAACTATTTCCCCACACACCTGCTGTCTTAGCAGCCCATAATCCAACTGAAGCAGAACCGTTAGCATAGTTGTCAACATAGTCTGTCAAGTTTTTGATAACAAATGTACTACCACTTTCGGTAGCATTTGATACAGATGAATTCTGTACACGAACAACTCTTAGAGCGTTAGAATACTGCAAGAAGTTTGCAGCTGAGAAAAAATCTTCATAGTTGTTTGCATCTGGTTTACCAAATGTAGCAACTAACTCTTGCTCACTAGAAATAGTCGTAATCTCGTCAATAGGTCCTTTTCTGAATTCGCCAGCAAAAGCTCCGATTGATGTTGATACGGCAGGAATAATTCTAGTTAGGTCTTTTTCCTGTACGAGAACACCCGGTGATACTTGAAATGCCATTTAGGTTTCTCCTTTAATTAGCTAATTAAACAATTTTTCATATTACACTTTTATAAAACCACTTTTCGTATTATTCATACGCCCATAGTCAAAATCAATTCTTACTTATTGATATTTATAATACTTACGGTTTTGACTATCCTTTGCGATAGGTAACGGGGTGCCATACTGTACCATATTCATCTACTTCCGGTCTTGTATCATCTAATCCGTCATCCACAAAACCAAAAGGCGCCATATCCTGTTCAATTAGATTGGCCTGTTCTTCATATAGTTGTTGTCTTGCGTTGGTATCTGTCATCTCTTTGAAATAAGGTTGATTAGATAACCATCCAAATATGACTAAACACATCATCAAATCGTCTGTATTTCCTTCGTCAGCCTGCCAACTTTGGCCTCTTCTAACAAAGGTACTCATCTCTTCAACTATATTAAAATCATTAATTATAATTTTGTCACCTTCTACAAGTGACTTGATATTAGAACAACCAATTTTTTTAATCTGTTTGGTCATCTTAACACCAAATCCAGAACCTCTACCACTGTAACCAGCACCTAATATTTGACCTGCACGGCCTCTTTGTGTGGTCATTAATAGGTTATCATATTCTAACTCAAACTGTAATGCTTCGGCTACCTGTTGTCCTAAGTCATTTGTTTCTACTAACACATGTGCGTGATTGTAAGCGTTACATACCTTTTCAATTGTATGTGGAAACAGCAAAGGTTTAATATCGTTATCTCTAAACTTTGCAACTATTTTATATGGCATTTTAGAAACATCTAATATTACAAATGCTGAGTAATCTTTAGTTACACCACGAGCAACATCAACTGTACAAACATATGTGTGACCTTTGATAGGATTTTCATATACATCTAAACCTGCATTTGATTGTAAAGGTTTTAGAAACGCCATATTTTTAATCTTAGCAGGACTAATCAATGTGTTTACAGAACCTAAAAACTCACACTCAAACTCTTGTTGAAATTGCTCAGGTGAGGTGTTACGAATTGTGGCCTCTTTCCAAGCTTCATCTCTACCAGGCACCTCAGACCAATGTACTTCAATTGGTATGTAATCGTTTCTTTTATTTTCTGCATCAACCCATAGTTTATAAAACTGGTTCATACCGTAAGGTGTAGATACAATAATCATCTTTGTTTTTTGTCCAGATGAAATTGTAGGATAAACTGAGCTGAAAAACATTTCGGCAATATTGGCCGGTACGAAAGCAAACTCGTCAAGGAAGATAATATTAAATGAACCACCTCGAATAGCACTTGAAGAAGTGGCAGCCGCAACAATGGTTGATTTGTTTTCTAATTCAATGTTACCTTTGTTCCAGTTAATTACTCCTTGTTGCAACCACTTAGGAAGATTTTCATATGCGAGTTGCAATCTTCCGAGGATGTCACGAGCCGTAGATGATTTGTTTGCAAGTATAGCAATATTAGAATTAGGATTAAAAAGCGCATAGTGTAACAAGTAAGAAATAGTCGTTGTTGACTTTCCTGACTGCCTCGGTAGTTTACAAATGGTAAATCTGTTATCGTGTATAGTTCTTACAATGTGTTTCTGAAAGTCATACATCTTAAAAGGTACAAGACCTTCATCAAGCGAAACGATACGAATGTATGTAGTCATAAAGTAAATAGGGTCGTCAGCACATTTCTGATACTCCAAGATTTGCTCAGCAGTATATTCTTGTGGTGTATTAACCTTTTTTAAATTAGGATTACCTAAGTATGCGTCATTACTCATTGATTACTATACCCTCAATATGTGTATAACCTAATTTTAAGGCCGCCTGTACTCTTTGACTGCCACGCCATACACTAAATTCTTTTTCTTTATAAGGTACTCCTCCTGCACCATAACGAGGAGTGGTAGAGATGTGATGTTTTAAAACCTCAATTGGATTTTCTAACTCTTCACCATCTAATAACTCCTGTAAAGGTGTCATAGATTTAATATATTGTAAGTTACTTATCTCCAGTATTATCTTTTTCGGATTCTGTAACTTTGCCTTCAATAACTTCATCTTTTTTCGCCTGTAACATTTTCTGTAATTCTGCTGTAGAACCTACAAATAAAGCATTCTGAATTTTAGTATCAGATTTCTTTGTAACTTCTTTTAAATCTTTTAGTTTCTTTTGTAAGTCTTGTAATTTATCTGTTACTTGTGCAACTTGACCAATTAACTGACCTGCAACTTCATATGCTCTTGGATGTTGGCCTTCTTTTGCAATATCTAAAATGCCTTCAATTGCTTGTTGACCTTTTTCAATTAAGTTATAGTAATTATCCCTACTATAATCATAATCATTATCAATATCAGTCTTGTCTTTATTCTCCACTCTAGGTACCGGTGCTTTGAATTCCGCATTGGTTGTTTCCTCCATAGGAGTTTTAGTTTCTAATCCTAATATTTCGTTTACACTGTCTTCTAATTTACTCATCTTCGCCACTCACTGGATTATATGTTTTATTATCTGTATAGAATGATATAGTAGTTGTAAACCCAAAATCATCATCTGCATCAGCATTTGCTGGATTAGGTACAACAATTACTCTTTCTTCCCTAGGTGTAGGTGGTTTGTCAGTATCAGCATATAAATCAGCTTGTGTGGATTTAATAACACTTGCATTTGACATAGGACCGTACAGATAAGTTTTAGCAGTAAAGTTTAATGTATAGATTACTGCTCTTCTTCTTGTAAAGTCACCGTTATAACTATCTTCATAGCTCACAGTGTTTAAAATAATTGGTACATCTCTTTTTAAATTCATTTCAGGTATTACATTAACTGTCACTGTATAGTCTGGTTGAAAGTAAGGTAATATCTGTTCAACAATTTGTAGGCCATTTTCTGCCGTTGCTGTAAAAATATTTAAACTAAAATCTATATTATATGGCACAGGTGAATAATTAAAATTCATAACTTTGCCATCTGCTTCGTTAGATTTTACTCTAACAGTTTTATTCATCTTGTTTAATTTTCTGTTTGCATCATAAGATAAACCTGTAATCTCAAAACTCATACGAGGTAATACAATTGCAAACTCTCTATTTTCTAAATTAGCTTGTTGGTCTAATCTAACTAAAAACTTTTCTTTAGGTGCATATGCTAAAGGCACTCTTAATCTTTTTGTAACAGCACCGTCTGAGGCAGTGTTTTGTACATAGATATTATTAAAGACTTGGCCAAAACCAATGACTAACTTTCTAACACCTTCGTTGTAAAAATGATTACCAAACATTATTCGTCTACCTCACCAAATGGGTTTCTTTCTGTAAAGTCTAAAATATCATCTGCAATAGAAGCTGTATCATAACCTGCTTCAGTATTTAAATCTAAGTTATCTGCATATGGCGATTGTGTCTGTATGTTAGTTGCACCTGGACTATATGTTTCTTGCATTAAGAAAGCAGGTTGACCACTTGCATAGTCTAAGTAGTCTTCTAACATAATTGAACCTTCACCATCTAGTGCCACTTGACCAACTTCTAATGATACTTTATGTTGTAATATATCAAGTGTTCTATTGTCTTCGTATTGGTCAATAACTTCATTACCTGTATCAAGTTTTTCTGAAGAGTATTCCCAACGAGTAACTTTAAGTTTGTAAACCGGTAAGTTACCTAATTGAAAGAATGGCTCTTGGTCTTCAACAAATAGAATTTCAAAAAATGAATTCATTAAAGGCACATATAAAATATCGCCTTCGTTTGGTCGACCAGTTGCAATTAGATTTGCTGTGTTTGATACATGTTCTTCAAATCTTCTCTTAGAAACAACCAATGTAGTGTCATCTCTAATTTCTAAACCAAACTTATTAATGATTTCTTGTTCGCCAGCAAATCCTTCGTTTGTTTCAAAGTACATTTCAATTGCATAACTATCATCAAATTTAGATGTA